CTGCCCTAGCTTCTGGAGACATTGCGCGGCGGGCTTGTGTTAATGCTGATTTTAACTCACCCTGCTCATACCAATAGAGATCGTACCAAGTACCGTTGGCCTCTTTAATTACCTTTGCAAGCTGTATATCTCTATCGTACTTAATGGCGTTAAAGGTGTCTAAAGCGTTTTGCACAACAGGTTTTGCAAAGTTATTCAGCAGCCCAGCTGATACATTCGTCAATTCGTCTTCTGTTAATGGGCCATCTATATTTTCTAGTACAGTTTGGTTAAACCCAGATCTCGCCAACTCAGGATCACTGTCTTTTAGCTCATCGTACAAAAGCTTGGCATTCATCAGATTTTCGAAAGCGGTTGGTTCACCGTCTTTATGCTTCGTAAGTTTTATGGGCGCAGTTTCAGCTTGTTTTTTATCGAGGTATTCTGCGTACTTTTTGTAAGCTTCATTAACTTCTGGTAAATTCTCTGGATTATCTATTTCACTGTTTAGTCTTCTATAAATTTGGTCTTTCATAAATTCGGCAGTGCCATCTTTGGGGCCAAAGGCTCTTTGCAGTTCGTATGCAATCTGCTCATCAATCACATTCTGACTAAGGGTATTGTACTTACCGCCAATATATAAAAGAACCTGTTGCACCCGTGGCTTTTCTTTGATGCCTATGACATCTAAAAGTGAGTCATAAAACTCGGCTTTCCCATCATCACTTAAATCATCAAATATGTTCTGGGTTTCTTTTCCATATACAAAGGGGTCAAATGATTTTCTTGAGGATGCACCAGTTTTAGATATGCCTTCGATAAGCATAAGTGTCTTCAAGCTATAGTCCTTTTCTTGCTTAGCTAGCTGACTATCATACTTATCCGTAATCTTTTTCATCTTAGCTTTTGCTTCAGTTGGGTTATTGCCCCTTCCTGTTTCGCTCTTAAAATAATCATCTAAGAAATGCTGTGTTTCATGTAGCATTGTAGACCAAATAAGATCTCCAGCAGCTTGCCTAGTAGATATCCTACCCTCATCATGTAGGCGAAGGATTTCCTTATCTCTCTCATTGCGATCGGCATTGTCTTTGGCTAAATTCTTCCAGCCCTTGCCTGTAATACCCGCGTTTTTATAGGAGCTAATACGGGATTTGCCGCTCGCTCCGGTCAGAACATTATTTCCGCTTCTGTATACACCTAAAGTACCGCCATCACCTGCTGTAGACGCTGCTCTTGCCCCTGCTTCTGCTGTAGGCAGCTTTGCGACAACGCCCGCTGGCCTAATTGCGTCTTCATCCCGTAATAACTGAAAAAGCTCTTCATGGTTTAAGACTTCATCTAGAGTAGCAGATCCTGCACCGCCTGTTATTAGCTTTTTACTAACTTGGTTTGGAACCGTGACTGTCTTAGTTTTCGTGACAGTCTCTGTAGTTCCTTTATCGTTTAGTTGTTTATTAAGCTCTGCCTGTATTTCATTAGCTTGCCGCAAACCCTCTTCAGCAGTTATATCACCGTTATCAATCTGCTTCCGTATAGCGAGCATTTCAAGCATCGCCCGTTGCTTAAAGTACTGAGCATCTGACGGATTTATGCCGCCACTGCGTATTAACTCATCAAACGTAATAGTCTTGGTAACTGGGCCTTTTGTGGCGCTGTTTTTGCCCTGAGTTAAGAAGATCTCTGACTGACTATCATCAATTTCAGCAAGCCACTCGCTACTAGTGCGTTTATCTGAGCTTGCAATTTGCCATAGGCCTGTCTGTTTCCAGATTTCGTCTCTATCAGCTCCTTGATTTTGAAGCTCCTCAGCCTTCTTAATTCTATTCCTACCATCAGCTGTAACTCTTGCGGGATAAAACATCCCAGCTATAGCGCCATCACCGTCCTCTATCTTAATAAGGTTTGCGGCTTTAAGTCCCTTTGCAGCTAGAGGCATTCCTGCAACCGCGCTAATCAATTCCGCTCCGGTACCCTCTCCTCGGAACATCCTTTCAAGCTCTTGGTTTATGCCAGAGACCATTGCAGCAGTAGTTTCTAATGGCTCTGTTCTAAACGCATTTACAACGTCTTTAGTGCCTTCATACGCTTCTTGCAGTTTTTCTACCGGAGCATCTAGAAACTCTGGTATAATACCCTTCTTATTGGGGTCATAATCAGGATCCATTTCTAGATATATTGGATTACCCCACATATCTACGATCATGGGGTTACCTAATTCATCTTTCCACGTAGGGTGTAGTTTAGCTCCCATTGCCCTTGTAGGTAAATTGCCACGCATAGACTTAAGTGTGGCGTCTAATTCAGCCTGTGTCTGGGGATATAGGGTGGGAGCAATCTCAGGCTGAGTAGCCTCTAAATCATCTTCGTCACTCGTACCAAATATGAAATCAAGTACACCCATTATTCCGCCCCTTTAACAACCTCATCTCTAAGAGTACGGAACCTCTTAAGCTCGGCTATCTGACCTTGAAGCATTCGTATTTTATGCTCGTCCATGCAGGTTTCTAATTGGATCCTTGAGATCTCTATTCTCTTATCCACATATGATTGGAGCATCTCGTAGGAGTCTTTTTGATTAACTAGGAGAAGAATACTCCTGTAAAATTGCCTATCCATTACTGTACAGGCGCTCCTTGCTGTTGAGGCGGTGGCACATTACCACCATTTGCACCACCTCCGGCTCCGGTAAATCCAGCAGCATCGGGTTCTGGAGCAGCTCCGGGGGCTATGTTTCCGCCACCAGTTTGTGTTGGATCGTTAGGACTTGGAGGACCACCTTGTGGTTGCTGTGCGTCTGGGGGAGGTGGCGGCATTTGACTTTGAATATCTGCCATCATTTTTGCTTGAATAATGGCTTCCCTTGGATCGTTTATGATACCGTCTTCATCCAGATCCATGCTTGCGGCAAGCTCGCGCAAAACATAATCGTACTTTATAAAGGGTGCCATTGCAGGGTTTTGTGTCATCTGCATAAACTGCAATAGTCTCTGCGACCGTACCTCGTTTCTCATCAGGCTTTCTGTACCTTTAGAGATAACTTCAAGGTCGCCTATAAACTGTGGATCAAAATTGAATTGCATATTAAACGCAAACAGAGAGCGGCCTAGAGGAGCTAGGAGATAGTCATCGATGTTCTTTACCACAGTCTTAATAGCTTGCTGAGCAGCGCCCATAAGCATCGACATTCCGCTAGCAGTTCTACCAACGCCCATAATCCCTGTCGTACCATGAGAATAACTTGGAATGCCTGTAGCCTCATCAGCTAATTGACGAGACTTGTCGAACATCATCATAAGCTCTTGAGATACATTCGGGAACTTAGTTCCGAAGATAGCTTGCCCCGGTGCACCAGCTTGTCTACGGAATACTTTTCCGGGGTATATGCTCATATCTTGCCCCGGAACAAGGTTGGTTTCATCTACCTCTATAAGTAGATTTCCACTCAATGCAGCGTTGTCTACGCTCATCCGATAGAAGCCGTTCATAAGCAGCTGAGTGTCCGACATATTTTCGGCTACACCGATACCAAAAAAGCTATACGGGTTGGACTCGTAAGGAACAGCTGCATAGGGGATGCGACTTGGGGTGAATGGGTTCAGAACAAGCCTAATAATCTGACCATTACATACCCAAACATTTACCTGTATTTGATCACGATCTTCAAGCTCTTTGGGAATATCCAAATCGGCGTCTTCTGCGACATCAGCGTCGATAATTCCCCAATATTCCAAAACTTCGTATCTATTAACATCATAGGAGTTGGCAGAGTCCTCTAAAGCGTCTTCCCAATATTCTCGTTGATATGAAGCCCCCATAGAAAGAGCTATTTCAATGCTCTCTTCTCTAAAGTGAGGTCTATTTTTCAGTTGCCGAAGCTGAGATTTGTTTAATCTATGTCTGTGAATGACATATTCAGCTTCTTCCATATTACGAGCGTCTGGGTCAGGGTAAAAATCCCAAATAGAGCAATATTCTACTTTAGGAATTGTGTTAAATAGCGGATCATACTCTCCATCCTCATTCCAACGAGGATATTCCTTATCAAATGCAAATGGACCCTTTAATATACCCGTTCCAAACAATGCCATTTCAAAAGATACAGACCGTAGATGCTTAGATGCAGAACACTCATCTAATTGATCGTGCATCTTCTTTTCCATCATTTGAGCGGCCTGTTTAGCTGGCTCAAAGGTGATAGAACCTATATTTCTACCTGCACCAAGCTCTAAACTATCTTCAATAGGCTGTAATTGATCTTTAAAGACACCAAGTTCTTTAGCAATGTCTGGACGCTTAATTGATCTTGGAACTTGATAATCAATTTGCGTCTTTTCCTTAACTTTTTCAGTAGTTAGGGCATTTGGATCATAATGTACTTTTCCTGCCACATTGTTAGGAAACTTACGCGCCTGTACGCCGATAGGAAACTTAGACCCTGCAAATAATACATCAATAATCTGGCTATACGCCGCTAGCACCTTTGTCTTTGTAATTTTGATAAAGGCGCGAGACTTTTCAGTGTCAGTAAATTGAACATCTGAACTATATAGACCTCGATAGTTACGGTATCCCTCAAGCCATCGTGTCTCGTCCGATAGTCTGGCATCTTTTGATTTACGGAATGCAGAATCAACGAACCCAACTACTCCGCTGTACTCGCTTTGCTCCTGTTCAACATCCCCGTCTTCATCAAGAGAAATGACGTTATCCTCATTAATGATATCGTCAGAAGGGATATTTTGAGGCTGTTCCATTAGTGACATGCTTAGTATCCAAATACGCTATCGGCAGGTTGCCATTTATTTTGAGGTACGCCTTGACCTAAATCGAAAGGACTAAGGCCTCTTGGTCTCGACATTATTCCATATCTAATACTGTCGTAGGCATGGTCTGAGGCATATCTAGGATCAATATCATCAGACCCTTTAGGATCAGACGGTATAACGGGTAGATCCGCTATAATTTGCCTACAGGTGTTAAAGAAAAGAATACCGGGAAGTTCTACGTCTTCATCTACTTTAAGAAGCTCATGCAGCCTATTTTTACCTGCTACCCTAGCTCCAGCAGACCTGTCTGAAGGTCTCCATCTACAACCCTCTGAAATCATCTCTTCAGCTATAGATGGGCCGACTTGTCCACGATTATGCCAGCAGGATGAGTCCAAAACTCCATACGAAATCTTATCACCTTGCTCGGCACTCAATATAGCTTTTGCTAAATCTCTGCCTGTGTGCTTACTGACATACAATTCTCTGTACACGTAGAGCGTTTCAAATGCGGGGTCTATCGCGTACCAGTGTACAGCTGAGTGTGAAGCATAGCCATAATCACAACTTCTGAACCTGCGCCAAGTATCTGGTATTTCAAACGGCTCTACAACATGCGTTCTGGTTCTAAACTCTTGGAAAGCAGCTCCTGTAGCAACCGCCCAATCACCATCCAGAAGTTGCCTACGGTGCATTTCCGGTAGAGCTAGGAGGTTAGCTTCATAAGCACCATCATTAGCGAGATAAGGATTGTCGTAGAGGCTGGCAGGAATAAATTTACGGTAGTATAGCGGCTCACCAGCTTTTGTAGGATGGCTATCGGGATACCTTAACTCATCACCTGTCTCGGCATCTCTTGCAACAAACGCCGTATTCGGCGGCGCTGGGTCTACAAAGGCGCGTTTAACCCATCCATGCCCCGGTCCACCCGGATTTGAAGTAGCTCGCATAAAGATGGGAAGGTCTGGATCAGTCGTCCGAAGACGTGAAGATAAATATTCCCAAGCGAAGGGGGTAGGATGCTGGGTCAGTTCGTCAAAGGCTATGTAACTAAACGCTTGCCCTTGGTATCTGAGTACATCCTCATCGCGCTCCAGATACGTGAGCCACATACGTGCTCCACTTGGGAATACCCACTGACTTTTCTTTTCCTGCCATTTGGCACCTTTGAAAGCCTTCGGGTATAACTCCTGTGTCTTCCATATAATCTCACGCAATTCGTCTGTTGTTCGACGCAAGATTAGCCCGTTAAAGTTAGGGTTATGAAAGTACCTCATAGGATCCACAATCAGACTGTACGTTTTTCCTCCGCCAGCTGAGCCGCCATAAAGCACTTGTCTTTCATTGGCTGCTAGGAATTCTGTTTGTGGGCCTTTATTCGGTGTGAAGATGATCTCTTGTTCTTGAGGTACTGCCTCAAAATCTAGAGTATCAGTTATAGTATGTTGCTTATGCTCTTCTGGGCCAGTAGTCCTGTCTTCCCATCGGTCCAGTTTTTTTTTCTGCATAACTAGGACGCGCTTCGCATCAGAAACTTTGCGTTTTATCCTAGCTTTAGCCTTCTCTGGTCCGGTCTTAGGCGCTCTGGCTCTGCGCTCTTTTCTCTGTTTCTTTTCACGCTCATTTGCAGGATCTGCTCCACGGCGCTCTTTCCAAATCTTGTTAATTCCTTGATGGCTTATGGACTTACCCGTTTGGTTGGTAAGCCATGCAGCGGTTTCTCTAAGAGATCCGCCCCCATCGATGTGATCTAACGCCTTTATGATAAAAGGCACCATTTCTTCATCTGGTATTAGTATGCATGGATCGTCGGCTGAAGGTTTGTAACCGTAAGCTATGCGAATATTCTTATTTGCTCGACGCTTTTCCGGAAAATCTTTTTCGTCCATTAAGACTCTTGTTTGGGTGGTAAGATAAACACAGCATTTTCTGGTCCTTTGACCTCAATCTGCTCTGACTTAATAACACCGCTTCTATCTAGTATCTCACGGGCAGCTGATACGATGTTTCGAGCACCTAATGCACTAGGATCCGTTATAACACTGGTCAAACCAGCAGCTGCTCTTGGGGCATTCATGGCTACCATAAGCTGTGCAGCCTCGATAACCTCTTCTTTTATGGGCGTAATAGCCTCTTTTATAGAGGTATTCTTAGAATAACCTGCTATATTCATTGCTAAACGTAGATCTCCGTTAGCTTCACCAACTAGAGCGGAGATTAGGGCTTCTTGCCGTTCATTAAGCTTTTTTTTCGTCATTTTAAAAACACAAATGCGAGGCCAACAGCCCCAGTTGCGAACATCCAGAAAATTCGTTCCGCAAAAGCTATTTTCTGGCCTCTAACAATCGCCTGTCTTTCCATTTCATCTAGACGATCATCCATTTTCTTCAACATACCGCCCATATCGTCCATTCTCTTGAAGACAGTGACCAAACGCTCTTCCATACGAGCCATTTCAACTACTGCATCCGCAAGTTTGTCCACTTTTTCCTCAATTCTATGGAGACGATCGTCTGACATTTAAGGCTCCCTATTTTTTCTTTTTAGGCCAGCCCTTTTGCATATCCTTGTATGCTTTGGGACTGATCGTTGAGTTCTTCTTTGACCGCGAAGTCCCAGATTTCTTACGTTTGTTGATGTTTCCGACTAGGCTATTCTTTGCCATGCACAAAATCCTTTACTATGGAATAGCAGCGCGTCACTAAAACTAGAGCCGTCTCGGAATATACGTAATAATACCGCCGCCTTCGTATCACTACCAATTTCGACACGACCAGTAACGTGCATCGATCTTAGACATAGATATCGACCAGCTGTGCTTCTTTATCCATCCGCATCCGCTCCCCCATACGATTGTAACTTTCCTCTGCTGCCCAGCGCTGGATCTGTTCGTAGGATTGTCTCATTCTACTTTGCGAATAGTCTTGTGCGGCGTTGTTGTTAGAGAGCGGGGCCACACGACGACTGTCCAGT